GCTTCCTCGGCTTCCCGCTCGGCAAGCGCCCGCACGGTGTCGACGCCAAGGCGTTCCCGGCGCGGCGTGGCGACCCGGGCGCACCCGACGAGGACTGGAAACCGAAAACGACCGTTCTGCCACCGACGCAGATCGGCCAACCCCTGGGGAGAGCAGCAGTGTCCAACGCACACGCGACCACCAAACAGCTACTCGCGCTCACCGAGCAGAAGCTCGACGAGGCGCTCGGCGCCCTCGGCAAGCTTCCCGACATCACCGACGTGCTTGACGGCATCGTCGTGCAGATCGCCGTTCACATCGACACGGCCGTGTCGCTGGCCGCAGCGACCGTGGGTAACGGCGAGGGTGCGCCGGCCGCTGCCGGTGAGATGGTCGGGCACATCAAGTCCGCGCAGGATCTCGCCTCGGTCAACGAGGGCGGGGAGCTGCAATCGGCGCTCACGCGGTTCGCCAAGGCCGGCGCGGACATCACCGAGCAGATCGCCGCGGCACAGGAGAAGGCGCGCCAGTACCACGCCGCGCTCGGCGGCGGCAGCTAGCGATGCCGACCTACGAGGACGTGCATGCTGGCGACCTCGTGCTCGGCCACGACAACGCGTTGTGGGGCGTCGAGCACATCGCTCACGCCCCGCGGCTCGGGGTCACGCTCCGGCGGTACGGGGCCCGGGTGACCGGGTACCCGCCGCCGGGCACGGAGGTCGTTATCGTGCAGCGAGCAGACGTCACGGCGGAGTACGCGGCGGCCGGCGCCTTCCTGGCGGCCGGTTTCGACATCGAGATCATTTCGGAGCACTGGACAGCATGATTGCCCTGCTCGGCGACCCCGGGCGCGCAGCGATGGTTAGGGAGATCCACCATGCACGAGAAGAGGAAGTTGGCCGACATGTGGATCATGATCGGTGCAATCGGGATCAGCGTCATGACGGTGGCGTTCTCGCTGGCGCCGGTGTTCGTGTGAGCGGCGATAAGTGGGCTGCGATGATTCCCGATCCGCACCCCGCAGCGAACTGTGGCCCGCTGCAATTCGCACTGCTGCCCGGGCGGCAGTGCCCGACGTGCGGCTACCGGGTGCCGGCCGGCCCGCTCGACGACCGGCGGCAGGCAGCACTGGAGACGTACTTCGACGAGGACAACGATGTGCAGGCAGCCATCGTTACGGCCACGCGCGTCAAGATCACCGAGGACATCATCGAGGCGGCGCAGCAGGCCGGACCGTTCTGGAATAGCGTCGATGAGGCCCGGCCCGTTCTTACCGCCGCATTCCGTGCGGCAGGCTTCGAGGTGACGGAATGACGGCGCTCGACGACCGCCGGCAGCGGGCGCGCGAGGCGTATTACGACCGGTACTCACTCGGCGACAACATCGGCGGAAGCGCACGCAAGTCGGCTATCCGCGAATGCATCGAGACCGCCACGCGGGTGCAGGTGACCGATGAGGTGCTTCGGACCGCTTGCAGCATCTACCCGCTCATGAGTCCCGGGGTAGCGGCAATCATGCTCAAGGCCGCCTTCAAGGCCGCAGGGTTCGAGGTAGAGGGAGAGACAGCGGAATGACGCAGACGATGGGCGCGGCGGTCGTGAATGCCGGCGGCGGGCCGATGCCGACCGGGGGGCGGTGGGGCTGGTACCGCGACCACGAGGGCCGCGAGTGGCAGCGCGTCTCCAAGATGATCAAGAAGGTCGAGACCGACACGTACAACCTCGACCAGTGGTTCAAGCGCCAGGTCGGCGAGGGTCTCGCCATCCGTGACGACCTCGTGCTCGCCATCAAGGCGATGGGCCGCCCGGATCCGATCGAGGGCTGGTCGAAGGCCGACAAGAAGAAGCTCGACGGCATCATGAAAGAGGCTGCCGAGGCCGCCAAACAGCGCAACGGGGCCCGCACGGGCACGGCGATGCACGACCTCACGGAGCGCATCGACCGCGGCGAGGACATCGAGAGCGTGGTGCGCGGGCTGCCGGCCGGCACGGCGTTGTCGCTGCGGGCGTACGCCTTCCTCCGCCGCGAGAACGGGTGGGAGACGATCGAGATCGAGCGGTCGGTCGTCAACGACGAACTCGACTGCGGCGGCACGTTCGACCGGGTGGAACGGATCGCCGGGCTGACCGCCCTGCTCGGCCCGTGGGTCTGCCAGCACGGCCACAACCACATGGAAGAGTCGCAGGTGATCGCCGACGTCAAGACCGAGGCGGCGCCATGGATGAACGGGCTTCACATCGGCCCGCAGCTCGGCACCTACTCGCGGTCGCTGCGCATGTGGCGGGCAACCGGCGGGCTGGTCAAGGTCGAGTTCTCCAGGACCGAGGGGCCGATCGACTTCCCGGCCGGCGAGTACGTGCGCACCCCGTGCGTCCGGCAGGACGTCGGCGTCGTGGCGCACATCCTCGACGGCCACGCCGAACCGTATTTCGTCAACCTCGTCGAGGGCTGGGAGGCGGCGAAAGCTGCCCGCGCCCAGGCCGACCGAGAGGCGCGCGCCAAGCGGCAGCTCGGCTCACCCGGCGCGTGGTTCGTCGCCATGCCCGGCGTCAAGCGGCCGGCGCCCGCGCAGATGCTCAGCGAGCACGCTGCGACCGCCAACTACGCCAGCCCGGACCGCCCGGTCAGCGTGGTCAGCACAGCGACCGGCGAGCCGGTCGAACACGTCGCCGTGACGCGGCCGGACGGCATGGTCACGTGGCAGCCGGCGACCGGCGGCGAGCTTGACGAGATCGACCGCGACGCCATCGCCGCGGTGTGGCAGGCGCCCGAGCTGAGCAACCTGGCCGAGATCTATTCCATCTACATCGGCCCCGAGGTCGGCCGGCGGTGGGGCGGACGGGTCGCCGAGGCGGCCGACGCGCGGCGGCGGCAGATCGAGTGCGTGCAGCGGCAGTTGCACCGGGCACGCGGCACGGCCACGGTAAAGTGCGCCTGCGGTTGGACCAACGCACTTCCGGCCTAGCGATCCTGCTAGGTACCTGCTAGGGTTGTATCAAGCCTTCCGGCCCACGGGGTACGTCCCCGAGGGTCGGGAGTGCGGTGGATGGTAGCGCAATTGGCAGCGCAGGTCGGGGTGCAAACTCGATCGGGTGCGGGTTCAAATCCTGCCCGTCCAGCGGTTCGGCAAGTAGATCTAGCGGTGAACGGTAGGCGCTCTGGCGGGCGCAAGCTGACCCGCGACGTCGAAAGCCGAGGGGTCGCCCGCCAGCGGCTCAGCGCGTAGTTCAAGGTGGCAAGAACGGGGCCCTTACCGGGGCCCAAATGCGGGGAGTCGATCGCCCCGCCGCGCACAAGCAGCAGCGCCCGATGGTGCACCGTCGTCGAGCTTGCAGTATCCGGACCGAGGCGCTGCGGTCCACAAGGGGAGTCGGCCCGGCAGAATCCGGCTACCGCCCGACGGGGCAACGTCCGCACGTGCCATGGTCACGAGCGGACGGGCGTCGAGGCTCCGCAGACGCGTATGCGTCCTCGGCGCTGCCCCGTCGGCGGTGCACCAAAACACGCAACATCCGTATCAAGGATCGAGGATCAAGTGACCAACCCGTTTGCGGCCGCCGTGCCGCAGCAGGCCGAGCCCGCCGTGCAGTCGCCGGCAGCGGCCCCCAACCCCTACGCGCAGCAGGCCGCGCCCGCCCCGGTGCAGGCGTACCCCCCGCAGCAGCAGGCACCGCAGCAGGGCAACCCGTTCGGTGCCGCCGTGCCGCAGCAGCAGTGGGCCGCCCCGGCCGCCCCTGTGGCCCCGTACGGCGCACCGCAGCAGCAGGTGCAGCAGTGGGCCGGTACGCAGCAGTACGCCCCGCCTGCGCCCGTTCAGCAGGCCCCGCCCGCGCATCAGTGGCAGCCCGCTGCCACCACCGCCGGTCCGCCGCCCGCGTTCGGTCAGGCTGCCGCCGCCCCGCCGCCGGTCGTTGGTGGGGCGGCGGGTGCCAAGCTCGCGGCGATGTACTCGCGGCTCGTGATCATGTTCCCGCTGGCCGTCGAGCGCGTGCCACGCAACCCGCAGTACATCTCGCCCGAGGACCGCGCCAAGGGCAACGTCGAAGAGGACAAGATGACGGCAACCGTCGTCGTGCTCGACAGCGGCCCCGGCACGCCGCCCGGGCAGGGCTTCATCGAGTGGGGCGGCAACCCGCACGAGCTCGGCGGGTCGCCGCACACGGACCGCGATCCGCTGCCGTACGTGCGCAAGGGCATGTGGATCACGCAGACCCGGCTGGTCTCGCAGGGCCGTGGCCTGATCCCGGTCGGCGGCGCGCCCGCCACGCCGATGGTCGGCCGCCTCGCCAAGACCGGCCCGGAGCGCAACGCGCCGTGGTACCTCGTCGCCGCGAACGCGGACGAGCTCGCCGTCGCCAACCAGTACTTGCAGGCGGTCGCCGCGGGGCACCTTCCGCACCCGCTGGCGTAGTGCAGATCAACATCGCGGCATTCGGACGCCCCGCGCCGCAGGGGTCTCACGACCTCGGCAGCGCGGGGCAGTTCCTCGATGCCTCCCCGTACCTCACGGCGTGGCGAGTCGCCGTCAAGAACGGCGCGTACCGGGCGTACAAGTCGCTCGCCATCCCGGCCTCGACGCTGCCGCTCTTTCCGGCCGGCACGCCAGTCACGATCGAATCGTGCACGTTCTACGTCACGGATGATCAGTGCAGGGCGGCCGGCACCGACGAGCCACTCGGCGACCCGGACATCGACAAGTTCCTGCGGTCGACCCTCGACGCCCTCGGTGGCGCCAAGGACAAGAAGAAAACGGCAAGGCTGTACGCGGACGACGCTCAGGTATGGCGCGTCCGCGACCTGTGCAAGGTTCGAGCGACCGGGCGTACCGGTGCGTTCATCGTGGTTTCCGATGGGAGAGATTGACAATGGGCAGGATCGTTTACCGCGTGATGGTCGAGGCGACCGAGTACGACGAGAGTGGCGACGTCACCGTGACGCACGTGCTGTTCGACGCCGCCTCGCCGAGCGCCACGCGGCTGTACGCCTTCGTGCCGCAACAGGTCGAGTTGGCACTCGCCGAGGCGGGCGGGCCCCCGATGCCGTCACTGCCGAACAAGTGGATGGCGAGCTTCGTGCCGACCGAGGCGGTCGCCCCGACAGTCTCGGCGACGCCGGACGGCCCGGCGGTCGAGGTGCCCGTGACGGCGCCGGCCGAGCCCGAGACCGCGCCGATGGATCCGTTCCCGGCGCCGCCCGAGGGCAAGCCGAAGCGCACCCGCCGGACCAAGGCGCAGATTGCGGCCGACGAGGCGGCGGCAGCGCTCGCGGCACAGCAGGCGGCCGGCGCCACCGTGGCCGACCTCGCGCATGCGGCGGCCGAGCCCGCGCCGCAGACGCCCGACGGCTCGACGGTCGCGGCGATCCCGCCCGCCGATCCCGCGCCACTGTCGCTCGTGCCGCCCCTGCCGGCAGAGCACGAGGCGAACGACGGCGGTACAGCGGTCGCGCCGACGTCGGCGCCCGCGGTGCCGTACAACCCGTTCCTACAAAACTGACGCTTCCGTCGCAGGGCGCGACGGACAGAAGGGGAACACGATGATCAAGAGGATTGCGCTCGCCTTGGGGCTGGCTCTCGTCGGCGTGCTCGGTTTCGCGTTGCCCGCGCAGGCGGCCGTGTACGGCTGCCCCGATAGCGGGTGGGTCTGTTTCTACAACTACGAGTCGTTCAATACGGCCGGCGGGATCCACGGCCGGGACCTGCGCGTTGGCTACGGCACGTGCCGCGTGCTGCCGACGTCGGGCGCCCCGGGCTGGACAAACGGCAAGGTCTATAACGCCGCGTCGTCGATCCTGATCAACAATAGCGGGCCGAACAATCTGCCCGGGAATATGCATCTTCAGTTCTTCGACTCGAACGCCTGCGACGTGGCCAACGACTATTGGTTCGTCGTTCCGTTCGGCTCGGGCGACGTGAACACGTCAATGTGGCGCCTGGCCAATAGCGGGTGGAACGATCGCATCGGCTCGTTCCGGGTCATCGACGCAAACTGATCCACGCACCGACGAGAACAGCCCCGGGGTATCGTCGCCCGGGGCTGTTCTCGTCGGTGCGGTCAAACGCGCGGAGGCCAGGACCATTCCCCGGGGCCGTCGCCGGGCGGGACGTCGTACTCCGTCCACCCGCCCTGCACGCTCGGAGTGAACACGTGCAAGTGCACGTGCATCGGCGAACTGAGCGGCGGCACCGCGCCCGATTCGACGCCCCGGGGGTCGAGCGAGTCGACGTCAGCGATCACGACGGCCGCCCGCCTCGCGTGGTTTCCCTGCTTGCCGCGGTAGATGACCGATCGGCACAGCGACGGCCGCTGCACCTCTGCCGGCGTAGTCACTTCGGCTTGTTCGGCGTGCGCCAGACGGCGTAGATCGTGGCGCCGGCCGTGACGAGCGCAGTTACGATCGTGCCGTACTCGGTGAAGTCGAGCGCGCCGTCGTCAAGCGCGACCTGCACGGCGGCGACGGCCACGGTGATTGCGGTCAGCGTGGTGCCGATCGCTGCGGCCACGGCTTTCGCGGCTGTGATCTGCGGTTCCATTGGTCTCTCCCTATCTGGTCAGGTCGAACAATGGTACTTCTTGCCGAGCCTGCCCATCGCGTCCGCGAGCTCGCGGACGGTCGCGCTCGGCGCCGGGTTGCTCCGATACGCGTTGCCGGACAGTACGACAACCTCACATAGCGCCTGCTCGCTGCGATGCTGATTCCAGGCCGAGACGCCAATCGCGGCGGCCGGCCCCAGCGTTGCCGTGAGGACCATGGCGGCCCACCACTGCCACCCGGGCCGAGCCTCGGCGATCTCGGCGCGCTGCCGCTGCTGTTCCTCGCCCGTCACCATGCGCCTCCGTGGCTGGCAATCATGAGGCCGACGGCTCCGAGGGCTGAGCCTGCACTGAGGGCGATGACGGTGGATCGGTAGGTTGCTGACCAGTCATGCGCATCGCCCACGCCGCGAGAGCCCCCGGGACCAGCGCGATGAGGATCCCGCCGCCGAAGACCGTCGGGTTGAACGGGTCGGCTACGGTCCCCTGCCAAATGATCAGGAACCACCCGAGGACGAATGAAACCGTGTCCCGGGAAATCGTGCGCCGGGTAGGTGCTCGACGCTGGCGTGCGGTCACTCATATTCCGCCTTTCCATCGCGTATGACACCCGACGGGGGCTAGGCCGAGTGTGTCTGTTTGGTGCCGTCCGGATCAACACTCTGATCGATAGGCACCTCGATGCCGCGAGCTTCGAGCGCGCGTATCAATGCGCGATTATAGTTCTGTCCGTCCGTGATGATTTGTTGCATCACGTCACGTTGATGGTTGACGATGACGTGCACTTCGGCGATCTGCTTGTTGCCTTGCGTCACCTTGTCCTCGACGCGCCGAGAGGTGCGCCTCGCGGCCCACGCGGTGATCAGGGCGGCGACCGAGGTCAGCAGCAGCGACAGCACGCCGCCGGCCGTGATGACGCCGGCAAGCGTGCTGTCCGCCATCTCAGCTCTTCACTCTGCCGGCCGCGATCACGCGGTCAGCGGCAGCCTCGACGGCCGCAATCAGCTCGCGACGCGTCTGCTCGTGCCGGCCGTCGGACCAGCCCTCCCAAACGGTCGCGGTGAGCTGACGCTTCGGAACTTCGGTGTCGGTGTAATCCGTGATCTTGGTGGCCCACACGCGCGCCGCTGCGGCCGTAGCCGCCTTGTCGATCTCGGCCGCGAGCCATGCCTTGTCTGCTGCGGTCAGTGCCACGGGAATCAACTCCAAGTGCCATGTCGAGGCATCGGCCTCGCGCGCGGTGTCGTACGAGAACGAGAAGTGAGCGTGCTTGTCATGCGGATTGGGCCCCGTGTACGCGCGCTGTTTCCAACCGTTCGAGGCTTCCCAAATGCGCCGGTTGTAGATGATGTATCGCAGGCGCTTTTCCGCCCCCGAGCGGCAGCGGCCGAGCAGGAATTGGACGACCTTTTCCATTGTGAGATCACTCTCACGGAGGTCTTTGTCGGCGTCGATCGCGTGCACCTCGTTGACGCGGTCGGCGTCGCGGATCGGGACGTTGCCGGTTTCATCCGGGTTGTGATCGGACGTTTCCTGTTGGTGCGCTGTATCGCCGAGCCACCCGTCCGACGTCTTATCCCGGTCGGGCGCGAGCGCGTTGAAATCGGAGCGCAGGCGCACGCCACAGGGCACGAGTATCGCTGCTGCCATGGTCTCTCCCCTCCGGGATCCACCGTAGCTCAAGCGGTCGTCTTGAGGTCGATCGAGAAGATGCGAGGCGAACTCGCGGCGCCGACCGGCGTACATGTGCCCGTACCGGCGGCGCGCCGGTAGAACACGCCGAAGGTGTAGTTGCCGTCCGCCGGGCAAACGAAGTCTGCCCAAAATGTCGCGTACCACGTGCGCGCGGTGGCGTGAATCCTCGTGGTGACGAACGCGAGTTGCGTGTCGCTCGTGCTCGTGCCGGCCCGGATCAGGGTGTAGAAATCGTCGTTGGCGACCGAGCCGTTCATCGGGAATATGGAGCTGATCCGGTACGTGCGACCGGCTTTCATCGCCACAGTTAACGACTTGTCGAGCAGCTCGGCGCCCGTGCCCGCGTTGGTCGCCGTCCCGTTCGACGTCGCAATGTCGGCGTCGATCTCGCGGTTGAGCGCCTCGTTGACATCTGCCGCCATGATGGGCGCGCCGCCGAGAACTGTCATCGTCTACCCCTGTCAGATTCCGTAGCGGCCCGGGTTGGCGATCCGGAAGTCTGCCCCCGAGGGTAGTGCCTTGGTGAACCCGTCCACGCCGCGCACGAGCTTGACGATCTGCCGCTGGTTGAGCACGTCGGTCCGAGTGAATTGGATGTCGTCGAGGTAGAGCAGCGTGCCGGCCGGCGGGGACGAGGCCATCGTCGGGCCGTACTCGGCGCGCGTGGTGCTCGCCGGCGCGGTGCCGCTGACAGTGAGCTTGGTCCACGTGTTCGCGGCCACGGCCACGCTCGCCGAGGCGCTGCTCAGGAAGCTCGCGCCGTTGTACCAGTCGATCACGGCGCCGATGGTCCGGGCGGCCGAGCAGTAGACCCACATCTCGGTACTGAACGACTGGCCCGGCGTGGCCGGAATCGTCGAGCCGGTGTTACGGATGATCGCCTGTACCGGCGTGCCGCCCACGGTCATCAGCGCCGACCACGTACCGGTGTGCGCCTGCGCCTGCGAGCCTACGAGCGTGCCCGTGTTGCCCGCCCCCGTGGCGACCCACCCGTTCCCCGCGGGGTCGCCGTCCTCGAACGTGCCGTCGCGGTTGGCCACGCTGTCTGGCAGCGACATCCCGATGACGGTGTTCCGCTGCCCTGCAACGATCACGTCGTACGGGGTGTCGAGGTGGGACCAGAAGCCGTTACGGTCACGGCAGATCACGGCGACAGTGGTATCGCTCTCGGCGAGGTCGGCTTCGATGTAGCTGTCGACGTCGTACCGGTAGGTGGTGTCGTCGTATACGCCGATCTCCCAGGGGCGCGCGGGCGCGCAGGACAGCTCGATCGTCCACTCGTAGTTGTTGATCGTCTGCGAGAAACCCTCGATCAGAAGGTCGATCACCTCGCCCGCGATCTGGCTCGGCGGATCGCTGATCGTGATCCGGGAGCCGATGCGGCACGAGAGCCACGGACCGATCAACTCAGGGTGCTTGAGCAGGTTGATCGTGATGCGAGGCCACCGCAGCTCGTCGGAGGTGCCGAGACTCGTCAGCCAGCCGGCAAAGTCGAAGAGCCGGGCATCGGTCTCGATGTTGATCTCGGTCTCATCCTCCCAGAGGCCCGACTCGTCAACGCTGTCTTGGTCCGTGACCGTGACCGAAGAGCCATCGGTGCGCTTGACGGTCCACGAGTTACGCAAGCGCTGATCGTTGTCTGCCGGCTCGGGTGGCTCGTCGAAGAGGCCGGGCCACGAGAGTGCCATAGCGACCGGCATGTTGTACCGCCGCGAGCGCGGCACGTACGCCAGCGCCGCCCCGCGCTCGTACAGGATGCCCATGTCAGCCGCCTCGCACTCGCGCAGCAGGTCGAGCAGCTTGGCGACCTTCTGCCGCCCCATGGGTTCGCTGTCGCCGCTCAGCGCGAGCACGGGCACGGCATTCTCGGCGCACAGCCGGGCGATCCGGTCGGCCGCGGGCTCGCCGATGTAGCCGTTGCTGACCTTCGAGAACGTGTTGGCCACGAACGGTAGGTCGTTGTCGCCCATCCATAGGTGCGCGACGGCCATGTTGGCGCTGCCGCCGATCACCGTGAAGTAGTCGAGGCGGGTGGCCGTACCCGAGTAGTTGTCGTTGATGCCATAGAAGACCGTCTCGCCGACCTGATGCCAACTGAGCGCCACGTTGACCGTGCCGCCCGAGACGTTGGTCTCCATCTGAAACGCGATCCATCGCGTGGGGTCGACGACGTACGTGGCGGCAGTGTCGACCACGAGGTTACCGTCGCGGTCATAGCTGCGCAGGATGAACCCGGTCGGGCTCATGAGGACGACGATGCGGGTGTGCGTGCCGGTCGCCCGGAACTCGTACACCGGAACGTTGGTCACGGGCAGCGTTTCGAGCTTGGCCAGCATCATGGCGGCGTAGCCGTTGGCCGTGTTCTTGGGCGGAATCTTTCCCGAGATCTTCGACACGCCGTACGTGTTGAGTACCATGACCGGGCCGGCGCCGGGCAGCGTGTCATCGGCCGCGAACCCGACGTCGACCACCGTAGCCGGCGGGGCCCCACTGACCGCGGAGGCTGCCACGGTGGCGCCGGCCGCATCCTCGCCGGGGATGTACTGCGCCGTGTACGAGAGACCGCCGAGCAGGTTCCTGAGCGGACTCTTGAGGTTGCGGGCACCCTGGCCGATCTTGCGCAGGATGCCGGCGGCCGTGAGCGGCATGGTCGAGTCCCGGCCGCTCTTGTTCGGCCACCGCACGGGCCACTCGGGCACGGTCCCGGACCAGAGCAGGTTGACGATCTCGATGTCGTCGATGTACGCCGTGTATGTCCCGGCGTTCGAGTTGATCCGCCAGTGGAAGAGGCCGATTGCGCCGCCCTCGATGACGTTGTCGGTGCCCGACGCGGACCAGCCGGCAGGCTCGTCGGAGCGGTTGCCCGTCCACGTCTTGATCATGATGTAGGGGCCGTCGGCCCGAGCCTTGGCCCAGACCTTCTGGCCGGCCGAGTAGGTCACGCCCGAGACGGTTAGGGGGATGAGCGTGGTGTCGCCCGTGGCGAGGTGCCGTCGGGAGAGCACCGACACGCCGCCGCCCGGCGTCAGCTCAATCTGAACCTTGAGGAAGGTGCTGTTGTCCTGCTGCCGCAGCATCGCGCCCGAAACGAAGTTGGCTCCGGTCGGCAGCACGGGCAGCGTGGTCGACCATACGATCTCGGCGTCGAGCGACCCCGCCTGATCGAGGGTCACGTACGAGTCGAAGTTGGTCGGCAGGGTGAGCACGCCCCGGGTGCCGTCAACCGAGTAGTACGTCGCGCGGTCGCTGCGCGGGATCCAAACGAATCCGTCGTCGTTGGTGCCCCAGCCGCCAGCAGCCACGGTGCGATCAAAGGGATCGGTGGTGCGGTCGTAGACGAGCCGCAGCGGCGTGCCGCGGTGAAGCTGCCCGTACCACTGGCCGAGGATGTTGCGCGGTGAGAGGTTGCCGTCGCGATTCTCCATCGTGGCCGCGAAGCTGCCCGCCTCGACGGTCGATGCCTCGTCATCGCGACCGCCCGTGATCTCGATCGCTGCCGCTTGGCGCCGCTTGCCGGCGTACTCCCACTCCCACGTGACAGGGCTGGCGGACGGGTCGGCGCCGGGAGCGATCTCGACGCGGGTACGCAGCGGGGTCACGCTCATGTCGCCGGTCCTAGCTGTCCCTTGACGCGGATCGTCTGGTTGACCCACCGACGGAAGTCGCGCTCTCCGCCCGGCACGACCTGCACGACGACCGGCCGCTCGTCCCGGCTCTGCGCAGGGTCGGGTATCCGGTCGAGCGGCACGACCGCCTCGTCCTGCCCACCCTCGCCGACGTTGACCAGCGTGCCGCCCGGACTCGCCTTGACGAGCCCGCCGTCGGCAAGCTGCGGGATCCGGGGCACACCAACGGTGCCGCCGCCGAAACTCTTGCCGAGCACGGAGAACGACGGGATGGTGAAGTGCAGGCTGTTCCACTTGCCGATGACGTAGTTGATCGCCACTCGGAAGCCGGCCTTGAGGCCATCCCAGAATCCGGAAAGGATCCCGGTAATGCGCGTGCGCGCGGATCGGAATGCGTTGATCATCTGCGCGACCTTGTTGACGATGGCGTTGACCGCGCTGACGACCCAATTCTTGACGTTGTTAAAGAGCAGCTTCCATTGCGTGAAATTGGTCATGACGGCGTTCTTCACGCCTACCGCGAATGCCACGATCTTGCGCCACACGGCCACGAAGAAACCGGCGAACGGCCCGGCGAACCACGCGCCGATGCCCTTCATAAATCCCCAGACCGCGCCCCAGATCGTTTGAAAGAAGCGCGTCTTGGTGGCGAGGTAGACGATCACGGCGATAAGCGCGACGATGCCGAGCACGATCCACGTGATTGGCGACAGCGCAAGGGCAGCATTCCACGCCCACTGCACAGCAACGATCACGCCGATGGCCGCGGCCAGCAAGCCGAGGCCGGTCGCCAACGGCACGACCCACCCGCTGTTTTTCTGCAACCATCCGAACGTTGCCTCGATATACGGGATGGCCTTGGCGAGCTGATCAGTCAGGCCGGATTGCAGCTTCCGCTTGAAGCTTTCGAGCTTGGCGCCGGCCGATTCCTCAAGCGCCTTGCCCGCATTGTCGGCCGCGCCCGCGAACTTGCCGAGCCCCTTTACGGCAGTCTCGGGGTTCATCGCGAAGAGGGCGTCGCCGAGGTCCTCGGCCTTGGTGCCGAAGAGGGCGACGGCCGCCGCCTGTCGCTTAACGGGGTCCTTGATCTCGCGCAGGGCATCGAGGGTGGCATAGAGACCGGCCTCGGCGTCGGCGCCGCCAGCGGCGATCTGCGCGCCCATTTCCTTACCGTCGAGCCCGAGCGCCTTGAAGCCGTCGGCGGTCGTCTTGCTGCCGTCGATCGCCCGGATGGCGAACTCCTTAAGCGCGTCGGCAGCGGTGTCGCTGTCTCGGGCGCCGGCCTTGATCGCCTGACTGAGCAGGCCGAGCGCCTTGGGGCCGCTCAACCCGAGCTTGCGGAACTGAGTGCCGTACTCGTTGAACGTGTCGAGCAGGTCGTCGCTCTTGTTGACGCCGGCCGTGACGCCACGCTGAATCACGTCAAACGCCTCATCGGCGCTCTTGACTAGGCCGTTGCGAAGCATCTGCGAGACCGCTACCGAGACGTCCTTGGTGCTGCTCTCGGTGGTCTGCGCGAGCGCTACGAGCTTGTTGCTGACAGCCTGAATTGCGGCGTCGCTCGCGTCCTCGGGCACAAGCTTGTTCTGCCAGACGTCGCGCACGGCGCCGGCCGCTTCCTCCATCGAGGTGACGACGCCTTTGGCGTAGACGGCACCCGCGTTCTTGCCCATCTCCGCGGCGAACTCGGCGCTGCCGCCGAGCTGCGCTTGCAGCAGCGCCATCGGCTTCGAGGTCTCGATGATCGAGTCGATGCCGGCGAGCAAGGCGGCGCCGATGGCAGCGCCACCGATCGCCGCCGCCTTGCCCACGGACGCCCACGTCTTCTTGAGCTTGCCCTCGACCTCGGCGCCGCCCTTGGCTACCTCTTTGGCGTCGATGCCGATCTCGATCAGCAGGTCAGCCAGCGTCGACACCTGAGGTTCACCCGCCTATCGCCTTGTTGATCTTCTTGACGGCCTTGAGCATTTCCTGTCCGGTCATCTCCGGTCGCCGTTCCGGCCGGGCGTCGGAATCCCACCTCGGGATGAACTGCTCTGCCCGGTACGGCTTGGCTCTCTTGCTCCGGTTGCTGTTCGCGATGACCGCGGCGAGCATGCCAAAAAGCTGATCGGTGCGCGCCGCGCCGATCGGTCCCTCGACCCGCTCATACGCCTCCCACTCGGTCAGCTCGCGCGAGCTTATCCTCGCGAGCAGCTCGTCGACCGTACAGCCGAACGCGAGCGCTAGTCGGAAGTAGCGCCGTCGCTCGGGTCGTCCTCGAAATTTTCGGCCAGCCGCTCGACGTCCCCTTCGGTCATGCCGCTCAGCCGGCGGGCGGCGTCGAAGATCCGTTCGAGCGCGACGGCCGACTTGCGCCCAAGCGCGGCGATGTCGTCGACCGTGAACATGGTCCGGCCCTCTTCGTCGACCACGCAGCGAACGACCAGCTTCGCGCGCGCGTTGCGCAGGTTCACCTTGCGGTCGTTGCCGCGCTGTTCGATGATCGACGATTCGTACTCGTCCCGCTGCGTACCGGACATGCCCCGCACCCGCACCGTGCCGCCCCATTCGGGCACCGCGATGTCGTCGTACTGCCGGTCGTCTGCCGCGAGGATCGCCTCGCGGCCGAGGTAGGTCGTCATTGCCGTCTCTCCCATGTTGATCTCTGTCACGCTGACCTACGCCACGGTGGCGTTACGAGCCCGTCGGAACGAGGGTCGGCTTGCCGGTGACCTTGAACGTCGCCGTCCGGGCCATCTTGTCATCGTAGGGGAACTCGTCGGACAGGCCAGTCATGATCCCCTTGAGGGACCACGTGTACTCGTCCTCGGTGCCCGGCAGGATCACGACCTGGTAGTTGCGCGGCGACTCGTCGTCGAAGTCGTCGTCGAGGTCGTGCGTCAGCTCGGCGGGGTCGTAGTTGATGTCGAGGCTGACCTCGCCGCCGTCCTTGAGACCGCCGATGAACTCCATCCATTGATCCGGCGAGTCGTGCGCCGTGACGTCGATGGTCTCGCGCTTGCGCTCGGGGCCCGAGATGTTGGTGACGTTGGCGATCACCTCGTACGTGGTGCCGGGTGAGAGCGTGGTCGCTCGCTTGAATTGGGTACCGAATCCATCGCGTCCGCTCATGCGGCCACGCCTCCCTAGCTGATTTGCTGCGTCTGTATGCGGAATCTTACGACGTGGTGCCTGATCTGCGGGTCAGGGTCTCTGAGCGCCTGATCGAATTCGAGGCTGATCCGCACGCACTTGTGCCCGAGCGGGGTCAGCAGCGCGGTCAGCGCCCGATCTTGATGGTCGAGCAGCAGGGCGATCCGATCGGCGATCGTCTGGCCCGGCGTCATCGACCGGGTCTTGGTCCACACGTGAAGCGTCTCGGTGATCTCGCGGCCGTAGCTCGTGAGGTCGTTGTCCGGGATCCCGAGGTGGTCGCCCACAGCGACGTACGGGTACGCCTGGCCTTCCTTGACGTCATCGACCACCGCGGCGGCGGCCGGCGAGACGTCCTTCGCTGGCGCGAGCAGACCGCTCAAGGTGGCGTCGCCGCGCAGGCGCGCCACGATTACCCGCTGCACGGCGCCAGCCGGCATCGTGTTCGTTGGCTGGGTCACCCGCTCACACCTTCCTCAGCGCTGCCTTGAGCTCGGCCTCGACCCGCTTGGGGAAGCGCTGGCGGGCCCTGATCGCGGCAGGCTCAACGAACGGCTGAGCGGGCGTGTCGCTCGTGCCGTTCTCAACGAACGGCGAATGCCGAGCGGTCGATACCGCGCGGCCGGTGATCTTCTTGGAGTTGAACTCCGCATTGATCCCTCGGCGCAGGTCGCCGGTCTTGAACGGGGCCCCCTCGCGCATGTCGTCCGCTGTCTCTTCGACCTGAGCCTTGACCGCGCGGCGGCCCGCCGCCATGACCACCTCTGGCAACGCCTTGAGCTTGCGAGATAGTTCGGGCATGCCCTTGATCGTGACGTACGAGCTGCCGGACGCCATGGCTACCGGCCCGACTTCTGCACGTCGCGGCGCAGCTCTTGGATCTCTTTCGTCAACGCCTTGATGGCCTCGACGATGGCCTTGGCCTCAGGAGAGATCATCATCGTCCTCGTCCTCGATGTCATGGGTCATCTCGGCGGCCGGCGCCACGGCCGCAGGCTTCGGCCTGCGCGCCCGTGCGCCGCGCGGCGGGGCGACCTCGGTCGGGGCTGGCGCGGTAGGAAGTGCGGCCGCACTTCGATCGATCGCCTCGGCGACCGCCCGGGCGAGCCAGCCCTCGACGCTGCCGGCGTCGAGGGGCATGAGGCCGCGCTGACCGAGGACGTCGGCGACCGCGGCGAGCTGTACGCGGTAGCCGTCCCGCTCGGCCTCGGCCTGCTCGACGGACGCGAGCAGCTCGCTCACGCGGGCGTCGGTGTCGCTGCTGTCGCTCGGCTCGGGGTCGTCGACCGACAGCTCGATCACGACCGGGCCCCACGATTCCGGGCGCATGCGCACGCCCGGGTGGCGGGCGTCGGCGAGCGTCTTGCCGCGGACGAGCCGGAACTTTTCGCCCGACGGCGCGGTGAGGATGCCGTCCCGGTGGGCGACCACGATCTCGGTCATGCTGTCTCTCCCTTGTGCAGCGCGTTGACGATGGCGGCGTCGACCGGCAGGCCGGAACGCTTCCACTCACGATACGCGCGGCGGTCGCGGCGGTATTGCTCGTTGCCGTTCACGCGCTTGTACTGCTCGTCGTCGCTGCCCTTGCCGGCGGCCGGGTGCATGTGCTCGATGCCGACCTCGGGGAGGTAGCGCAGCAGGCCGGTAGCGCGGCCGAGGTCCTGCACCGAGTTGTCGCAGTAGAGGTGCTCGACGCCGGCCGGCACCATCCGACCGAGGGCGCGCACGATGTCGGTGCGCATCGCCCACTCGGTCGGGAGATTCTCGCCCTGGTAGCCGTCGTCGCCGTGCACGATCCCGGCGCCGGCCCGTAGCGCATCGACGTACGTGTGCGCCCACCCTCGCGTGCGCGGTAGGTGGTCGTCGCCGGCAAAGCCGAGGGCGTACGGGTGGAACTCGGCCAGCATCATGGCGGCGCGGTTCAGCTTGGGGACGAGTGGCTTCCATGTGAGGTGCACGGAGTACGAGAGGTTCGGCTCGGTGACCCGGGCGGTCTCGATCTCGATCTCGTAGTTGTCGCGCTCGGGGTCGTCGCCGTCGATCACGAAGTGCAGCTCGCCACCATCGGTGAACGCGAGCGTGTTGTGCCACGCCTGCACGACCTTCTGCACGTGCATCGGGCGCGAGCGCGTCGGGACGATCACGATCAGCTCGGGGCCGGTCATTCGCTGGCCTCGTGCCACGTGAAGAACGGGGAGGCGACGACCGGCAGCGGGGCGCACGTCGAGGTGACGAGGTCGGGCCGCTGCCACGCCGAGATGTCCTCGCGCCACTCGTAGTAATACATGACCTTGTCGAGGTAGACCTCGGATCCGCCGGCAAGGAACGGGCGCACCCGCTTGACCCAATGCCGGTCTTCCGCGCGCTTCGGCCGACCGGTCATGAACGTGCCGTGCAGCGCGATCTCTCGCCGGATCGGGTCGATGTGCGTGAAGTCCCGGACGAGCTGACCCTCGTGGTTGCGGTGCCAGCGGCCATGACGCAGCGAGTGATCGACGATCTCGCGGCCGATGCCGTTCGTCGAGTAGTCGAGCTGAAAGCCGACGTGGTCCGGATGGTGCGCGTCGAGGGCCCGCATGATCTCGTGGACGTAGTACTCGGGTACCCGGTCGTCGTCGTCGATGAACGAGATGTACTCGCCCGGCGCGTCCTTCATGAGCCGGTCTCGGATTTCGCCGAGGGTCGGCCGGCCGGCGTTCCGCCAAGCGAGCACGGTCACGGCGCCGTGCCACGGGTCGAGCTGCGGCAGCAGGATGCCGAGCAGGCGGTCAAGCAGCGCGGCCCGCTGCGGGATGGTGGGCACGAGGATGGTCCAGGAAGGTTTTTGCAGCTCAGTCATTGCAAACCTGCTAGGTACCTGCTAGAGTTATTGACATGAGCAACGAGATGAGCGAAGCGGCCAGCAACTTCAATTTCTACGGCTTTCGCCAAGACGAGTTTTCCTGGCTTCCGGCCTACGCGCAGGCTGAGGTTGTCGAGTACTGCCACGCCATCGCGAACATGATGAACTTCGCCCGTGGGCTGGAGGTCGTTCAGGTGTGCGCCGACGGCTTCAAGATCACGAGGGCGATGGTTGAGCAGGAGATCCGCGAGAACCGCAACCCGCTGGCTCGCTTTTCCGGGCAGCGCGGACCGCTGGTCATCGGTCTCAACGCTTCGTCCAACATGTTTGCCTAGCATTTTCACGCTGCTCACGAGGCTCCCCCTTCTGATTGGATCTGCTCGCAGTCGGCGCGCAGATAGGTTGGCTCGCTCGGCATGATGGTCGACTTCACGCGCAGGTCGTCGCCGTCGTCGAGCGCGACGAGGTGATCGCCGCGGCGGACGTCGGCGTCCGGCCGCAGGTGCACGATGACGGCGAAGGACGACCCGGCCTGCTGCGCTTCGAGCTGCTCGACGGCCGCCGGCTGGCTGACCTTCGCGCGGACGACGCCCTTGTCGACCTCGGCGACGCTGCTGCCGCCGCCGGGGTCCTCGGTGGTCGTGGGACGCATGACACGGAACTTGCGTCGCAGCTCGTGCCAGCCGATTGGCGGTACGGTGAGGCTCACTCCGCTGTCACCTCGGCCCACGTGTCGAGCCCCTGATCGGCGCTGTACGGGCTGACGAGGGTTACCGCCACGAAGGTGCTGCCGCCCGCCGCCTTACGCACCGCACGCTCTTCGTCGGCCGTGAGGTAGATGTCTTCCCCGCCCTCGCGCGCGGTCCGGTCGTAGCTCTTCGAGCTGTCGCCGAGCGACCGCTGTGTGAGCCCTTCCGGGTTCAGGAACGCGCGGTACGCGACCGCTACGCAGATGCGGGCCACGCGGCGCGGCACCTCGTCGAGGGCGTTCGTGTCGGCGATCAGCCACGTCTTTTCGGCGACCTCGCGGATCAGCTCGCTCGCCTCGTCGAGCAGGTGGCCGGCCCGGTCCGCCTCGGCCTCTTCCGGCGCGTAACCGAGCTTGCGAGTGAAGAGCGACATGCTCGCCAGCGGAGGCACCTCGTCGTCGGCGCCGGCCACGTAGAACGACCCCGGGACCACGTCCACGAACGGACTGAGGACGTTCCAGACGTACTCGTACCGACCAAGCTGCTCGGCCTCGGCCGCGGGCACGATGACGTCGAGGATGCCCGTACCGCCCGACTGCACGCTGCCGGCGTAGGTGGTCTCGTCCGGCTTGGTGAGGGTCAGCGTGCCCGTGGCCGCGACCGGCGTGCCCTCGTCGTCCGTGACGACCTGTCGCAGGGCGATCGGGTCGCCCACGTCATAACGTCGCATCGTCTCTCCCTGTCCGGCCTACGCTGCCGCGCTGCGGGTAACGATACGGCTCAGAGCGGCCGAGGTGATGAGGCGCGGTCCGGCGACGAGCGGCGCCACGGTCGGAGTGTTGCCCGTGCCCGCGATGGCGAACCGGATCTCAAGCGCGGCGACGCCGGCCGAGGGCGCCTTCCCCGCCGCGGCCGGCGTCAGGCCGAGCGTGAACGCGGCGACACCTTCTGCCGGCGGAGTGGGCGCGGGCGTCAGGCCGGTTCCGGCCAGGGTCAGCGCGATGCCGAACTCGACCACGCCCTCGCTCGGTGGGATCGGCGGGGCCTCGCCGGTCGTGGCGACCGCCAAGCCAAGGCCGGCCGCGGCCACGCCCGCGCTGTCTCGGGCACCCGTGCCGGCCGGCGCCAGGCCGAGCGTGAATGCGGCCTGCCCCTGCGGCGGCAGCACCTCGAACACGAGGTCAGCGAAGTAGGCCGTTGCCCCGCTCGTGCCGCTCGGGGGGCTCGTCGGGTCGCCACCGAAACGGCCGTTGCCGATGCCCTGCGGGTCGTCTGCCGATCTGGGCGCAGTCAGCGGGCCGCTGACGATGGCGGCCGAGGTGAACTTGCCGTTCGTGTAGACGTATCCGTCCGGCGTGCCGCACCACACGAGCAGGTTGCGCGGGCCCACGATCGGGATCGGCGTGCAGTTCTGCTCGACCCATCCCGAGACAGGGCTCGTGAACGTGTACGAGCCGAGCAGGTCGAGGGTCGCGAGGTCGCTGACGTGCCACGTGACCGGGCCGCTCGGCAGCGGGTTGGAAAAGTACTGCCGCGCCTTGATGATGGTGCCGGTGACGCTGCCCACCTGCACGACCGTGCCGAGGGCGTAGTCGTCGTTGTCATCGCCGTCGACCACTGCCGGCGTTTCGTTGCCGTACACGTTGTACGTCGTCACGGCCACACCTTCCTAGACGGGCGACGGAATCTCTTCGCCGTCGAAGTAGGCGTTACCTTCCCACGTCACATCGGTCGTTTCCTCGAAGTCGGCCGGGCCGAACTCGGCGTTACGCGTCCACTTGTTGCCGACGAACCGCAGGTCGGAGATGTCCGGCCCGCCGCTGTCGCCGCGAGACTGCACAGTCCAGCCACCACCGTCGAGGGCGCAGTAAAGCACGGCGATATCGACGCTGGCGCCGCCGCCCTCGGTGCCGATACGGAAGGCACCGTTGGCGCCTGGGCCGGTCGCCGAAAGCCAGCACTGGGAGAATACCGAGTGCCCGGTGTCCAGGCATTGCGCACCGTCCGCGTGGTCCGCCTCGTCAGCGCCATGACCCACGAGGTTGGATCGGATCGCGGCATTGTAGTACCAGCCCGCCCAGCCGTCCTCGCAGTTGCGCATGTCGCTGTCGACGAGCCACGCGTACCCGCCGATCATCGCCTTGTCGGTGGCGTCGTCGCCGTCGAACGAGCAGTGATCAAACACCACGAGCGGCGACATGATGTCGGGCGGCGTGGCGTGGTTCGTGTTGTCGACCTCGACGCACCAATTGCCCTGCCCCTCGAACGAGCAGTCGAGGAAGAGGTAGACCTCGCCGAGCTCGGGCTTAGGCGTGATCGTCTGCGTGAAGCGGATCGCCTCCCAGATGATCACGTCAAGCTCGACGGTCTCGTCGGTCTCCGGGTTGGTGATCGTGTAGGTGCCCGTGTTCGTGTTCGCGCCAAGGCTGCTGCGGTTGGTCAGCGTGGTGCCGGTCGGGACACCGACCGCCGTGCCGAGCGTGTACGCCTGCGTCGGCACCTCGGGCAACGATGGGTACGTGGTCGCCGTGAGGGTTAGCGCGGTGATCTGGAAATCGCCCTCGCTGCTGAACGCGCTGTCGCCGTCGAGCAGCTCGAACCCGTAGAACGTCCCCGCGGTGGCCGCGCTGAACACGAGCAGGTAGCCGGCGCCGACGTCGGACGCGCCCACGAAGTTGTACGGCACGCCGGTAGCCGTCAGCACGCCGCTGGCAGGCGACGACCACGTTGCGGGCACCCGGGCTACCGACGTCTGATCGCCCGCTGTCGGGCCGTCTCCGACCGCCAGCCAGAGGGCGGCGTCGTTGCCGTCGTCGAGCAGGGCATTGACGGCCGCCGTGTTCAGCGCCACGGGATCAGCTCGACGAGCCGGTGATGGTCAACGCCGTAAGGTCGTACTCGCCGTTCGCGTTGAACGCCTGATCGCCGGCAAGGGCGTCGTAGCCGTAGAACGTGCCCGCCGTGCTCGCGCTGAAGAGCAGTGCGTGAGTGGCGCCGGCCGCGGGCGTTCCGGTGTACGAGTAGGGCACGCCGGTCGCGGTGATGACACCCGCGGCGACGGTGCTCGTGAGCTGCACGCGGGCCGCCGAGGTCTGGTCGCCTGCGGTCGCGCCGCTGCCGATGCCGACCCACACGACCGCCTCGTTGCCGTCCTCAAGGAAGGCGTTGATCCCTGCTGTGTTCAGCGGCACTTGGGCCTGCCTCTCGGGGAGTCTCTTCGTCGTACGGCATCGGCTCCCCGCCCTCGACGTCGATCATCAGAGGGCGGTCAGCGTGGTCCGCCAGGCGGGCGCGTCGGAACTCGTCGGTGTCCCGGCGCGCCTCGCTCGGCTTGGTGAACGGGTCGGGCATTAGCTGCCGTTGATGATCTTGACCGCGCGCTTGAGCGACTTGGTCGAGGCCGGGTTGCTCGGGGTGTCGACGTCGAGCAGCGTGGCGGTACCGACCCACGTGTTCACGAGCGACCGGTCGGTCGTGTTCGTGTAGTCGTAGTCGGACAGCCAACGGATCGACAGACCGTCGTAGTACGACGACGCGCCGCCCGCGTTCGCGACGCTGCCAGCCGACCGGACAATGCCGGCGGACGCGCCGCGCGGCACGAGCGGGGCACGGGTGGCCAGCACGAAGGCGGTGCGGTGGTAGGCGTAGGCCGCGTCCTCGTCGATCGACGGCGAGTAGACGACGTTGAACTCGGCGATGCGCCCGAGGGTGCGCTCGCGCAGGGTGTCGACGGCGGCGGCGTCGCCGATCGAGTCGGCGCGGGTGAAGCGGTCGTCGGTGACGATCTCTTCCTTGACGCCGGAACCGACGAGCAGGGTACGGCCGGTCGTCGGCACGTGGTTGTCGTCGAGCAGCTTCGCGGCGCGGGCCGCGACGAGGTACCAGTCGGTCTTACCCGAGACCTTGAACTCGGTCCAATCCGGGTTGAGGGTCATGCCGGCGGGGTAGCTCGCACCCTCGATCTCGTCCGCGATCTCGTCCTCGACGCCCTCGGCGACCGCGATGATCTGCGGGTTGAGAATCTGCACGCCGAAGTCGGAGATGTCGAGGGTGAGCTCTTCGTCCGTGATCGGCGCGCCGTTGTAGACGTCCGTCGTGAGCTGCACCGGGACGGAGAACTCGTTCGACGCGTCGTTGACGATCGCGGTGCCGGCGCGCAGGGTGCGCTTGCGGGCGGTCCGGCGGGCCGGAATCCGCATGTTGACGGTGTCGTTCAGGGCGCCGGAGAACTCGCCCGGGTTGATGGCGTCGGTCCATACGGTCCGGGCGATGGTCAGCTCACGGTAGAGCAGGCCGATGCCGGTCGCCGCGATAACCGTCGGCTTGAGGAATACGTTAGCCACGTCGTGGCACTCCTATCTCACGCGGACGGATGGGCCGTGCCGCCTCGGTCTTACCGCCTCGGGATGAGGGCGGCGAGTTTCAGGGGGTCGGTTTCCTCGGGTGCCGTCTGAGTACGAGCAGCGCCGGGCCGAAGGGTTTCGGTGGGCCGGCCGGCGCGCCTGCGGGCGGGCGCGGGGGCCGAGACAACCTCAACCTCTGCGTCGCCGTCGGTGGCGTCCTCGTCCTCGTCGGTGTCGCCGTCGGTCACCTCTCCCGGAGCGTCCTTGGTGCTCGTGACTGGCTTCTTGCCGGGCGTAATGCCCATGTCCTCGATCATCTCCTGCCCGTCCGCAAGCAGCTCGTCCCGGGTCTTACCCGTGAGTCGCCGCGCCTGCTTGGGCGTGAGACCGAGTTCATCGGCAACCGAGCGCCGGAGCGTCTCGGCCTCGGCCTTGTTCGCACGCTCTTCGGCCGCCGTCATCTTGGCGAGTAGAGCATCGATCTTGCTCTCATTCGCGTCCGCTGCCGCCGCCTTGCGCTTGAGCTCGTCGAGATCGCCGTAATCCGCCAGTGCCGCCGCCACCTTTTCCCTCACCTGCGCGTTGACCATCTTGGCCATCTGCGCCCGGGTGAAAGTGGTCTCGGTGTCGGTGTCGCTGTTTGGCTGTGTCATACCGGAGTGCCTCCGTCGCTGCCGGCGTTGCCGCCGTTAGGTGCTGCCTGTCCCGGCTCGGGCTTGCCGTTCGCGAGCCACCGTCGGTAGTTGTTCAGTGCATTATTGCTCGTATCCTGGCTCATTGTGCCAGACTCCTGCGCCCAAGCCTGCGCGGTGGTGTATTCCTTCTTGTGCGCCGCTGCCCGCGCAATCGGCCCGGCGTCGAGCGGGTCGCCAGGGTAGATCGGCTCGGGCGTGCACGAGCAATGGTCGTGCGGCTGGAAATCGGCTGATTTCTCCGTCTTGTACGCGGGGCCCCGCGAGCTCAGCAAGCGGCAGAAGGTGCACGGGTCGCCGCTCGTAACGCGTGACCAGCCGAGCGCTTGGCGGTCGGTGTCGATGTTGCCGATGATGGTCATCCGGCCGCCACCGAGCACGAGCTTGGAGAGCGCCCCGATCACCCGGATCAGCCCGTTCTTGCTGGCCGCCTCGATGGGCATGCCGGCACGGCGGCCGTCGATGATGCCCTTGAGCGCGGCGCCCCGGATGTCGGACGCCATGATGTCCACTGCCGGCCGACGCGCGGCGGCGGCAGCGGCTCGCCCGGGCACGCCCTCGGCGGTCCGGAAGAGGTCGAAGTAGCGGGCCGCGAGGGCGGCCGACTGGTCGTGCCCCTGCCCAGCGAGCAGCACGGCCGCTTGCACGAACACGTCAATGGTATCGGCGAGGCGCGTCGGGTCGACAGCCTTCCATAGGGTCATGAGCCCCTTGATGCTCTCGGCCTGCACGGCGAGCTGCCGCGCGCGGTGCGCGGTCGTCAGCGCGGCCCCCGCGCGCGTCAGCGCCATCTCACGCGCCCGCGGGGGGTGCGGGCTGGCCGTTCGGCAGCAGTAGGCCGGATGGCGCCGCGCCCGGTGCCGGCGGCGTGGCCTGCCGGTTGAGCAGCTCGTTGAGCTGCCCGATGCTGTCGCCCTCGGCCGCGCGGGCGCGCCACCGCTCGACGTCCTGCCGCGTGACGCCCGGGATCCGGTCCCAGAGCATTTCGGCCGGGACGTTGAGCATCTGCGCGACCTTGCCGAGCCCGTCGATGATCGCGCCGAACGCCCGCGCCGAGGTGTCGCGCCAGACGACCTCGACGTCGTCCGGCACCTCGTACCCGCCGAGGTCGCCGATCACCTGCGTTAGCTGCTCGTGCGACTCGCCGAGCGAGGTCTTGCACAGCTCAACCTTGCGGTCGCGACCGGCCTCGGCCGCGGCGAGCGCCTCGGCCGAGAGGTTGACGAGCTCGCCGATCAGCTCGTGCACGGGCGTCTGCGAGAGGGTGGCGGCGTACTTGAGCACGGCCTCGCGGGAACGTAGAAAGCCGTCGAGCGTCGTCTCGGAGAACTCGCCGAGCTTGATCGCGTCGGGGTCCTCGTCGAACGTCCAGAGCTGCGAGGCGGCCGACCTCATCTTGGCCGTGCGGTTCTCGGGCGTCCAGCCGACTACCCACCGCTGCCGGAACGCCGAGTACCACTCGGCCGACTTGAGCGCGAAGCTACTGACGTCCGTCTGATCCTGCAAGGTCATCAGCGGCGCGACCTCGCCGGCTGTCATGACGGTCGTGGTGCGGTTCTGTGCCGGGCCGTTGTCGTTCCACCACATGGCGGGTGGCTCGTCCTCGGTGTCGAGGTCCTCGCTCGGGACGTACCGGACAACCGGGAGGTACGGCAGGCCGATGCGCATCGGGTCACCGATGACCGTGAATTTCTCGGCCTTGCGGTCGTAGCCGAGGCTGTACGCGAGTGCCTCGCTGCTCTCGGGGTCGAGGACGTACAGCCGGTACGAACCGTCGCGGCGCCACTCGATCGCCTGCACCGGGAAGTCGGGATTGTTGCCGTACATGGTGGTGATCCGGCGCGGCGAGACCGGCCGCACAAGCGGGGTCGGCGCGCCCGGGGTGGCGACCATGTAGCCGTACCCGTAGGTGAACACGGCCCGGTACAGACCGGACTGACCCTTGTCCAGCCGGTTGGTCTGCCACGCGTCCCAGATCGGCTTGATCGCGGCGTCCGGATCGTCGGCCGGCGCCGCATCGGCGCCGAGGCTGTTTGCGGCGGGGCCCGCGCTGTCGGTAACCCGCACGTTGTCGACGAAGAGCGACTCGACGAGCGAGTTGACCACGATCGCGATGAGATTGATCCGCGAGATCCGGGCCAGCTCGCGCACCTCGGCGGGCGCGTCGCGCGGCACCACGAGGGGGAGCGCCTGTCGACCGGTCACGTACCGGCGCAGCACGTCGAGGTCTTGGCGCTCGGTGTCGAGCTGCCCTCGCAGGTTCGAGGCGATCTCAAGCACGTCATCGGTAGTGAGAGCCACTTAAAAGACCGCCTTTCCTGTCCCTTGGTTCCGGGTGCGTACCTTGCCGCTGTTCAGCACGATCCTACGGCCCATGCGCGCCCCGACCATGCACACGGCGAGGTCGACCCGCTTGTCGCTGTCGCGGGTCACCTTGCCGAGGCTGACGCCCCACGGGTTGGGTCGCCGCTTCGCGTTCAGGGCGTGCAGCTTGAGGCGGCCGTCACCATCCCACGTCAGCGTGCCCGACTCTTCGATGTCCTCGACGGTTTGCATGGCGGCAGCGGTGAAGAGGGCGTTGCGCTGCTGCCCGCCGAGCATCTTAATGCGCATGTCGAAGAGCACGGCGTTGCCGATCCGGGCGCCCGGGGTTGCCCACACCTTGAGCTTCTTGTGGAAGTCGCGGTGCCACCCGTCGATGAGCGGCATCCAATAGAGCGCCTCGGTCTCGTCGTCCTTTGCCGGCGAGGGGTCGACGCCGAACCACTCGACGCGGTAGAGATCGAACGCGCGCCGCACCACGCCGTCGACCTCGTCCCGCGGTGCGAGCCAGCCCTCGCCCTTGTTGCCGCGGGGGCGCTCCCAGCAACCGAGCACGAACACATGCCCGTCGCTCAGCCGGCAACCCACGATCGCGGTCGAGTCGCCGCTCTTCGAGCAGTCGAGGAACATGGCGATCTGCGTACGTTCCTCGACCACGAACGCCCGGGAGAGCGCCGTGAATTTCATCGGGTCGACCCATGCATCCTGCGCGGCGGCGAGCCCATTGAGGTAGTACCGGATCGCGTCGGCCGGCGGCAGCTCGGGATCGAGCACCTCGTCGAAGAGCCGGTCGAGGTCGGCCCAGTGAGCATCGGCGTACGCCGCCGCGAGCCCGCGCCGCAGGCTGTCAGGGTCGTAGATGTCCGTGTCAGGCGGCGCCTCGATCGAGTCGTACAGGATGTCGACCTTGAGGTGCGGGCTGGACACCTGCGTCTGCCACGCGCTGAACGTGCGTTCAGCGATCGAGTCGCTGCCCTGCTGATGCGCGTTGGTGCCGTCGAGCGTGCGCGCCTGCAAGTACTTCGGCGACTTGCCGACGTTGCGCCGGGCGACCTTCGCCACGCGGTGCCCGCCGCTGCTCTCGGTCATGTGGTGCGTCTCGTTGAGGAAGATTGCCGTAGCGGGGTCGCCCTCGGCCGTCATCTCCGAGGCCGTGAGCACCTCCATCCGGCCGCCGCCGATCTTGAGCGACGTCATCGTCTTGCCGCAGTCGAGGCCGTAGTACGCCCGCGCCTCGCGGGACCACATCGCATTGGCGACCGCTAGAACGTCCTTGCTCTGCGCCTCGGAATTGGAGGCGATCTGCACGAGCGGCATTCCGTGCCGGCCGCCGTACCATTCGCCCCGGGCCTCATCGTAGAACAATTGCGTCGGGCCGACCAATTCACCGTTGCACCACGCCGCCCCGAACGGGTCTTTGCCGGTACCCTTGGCGCCGCGCTTCGCACCACGCCGATAGAGGAAGCGGCCGGTGTTCGGGTCGTACGCATACCAGAGGATCAGGAAGCGCTTTTGCCCCGCCGTATACCGCCACGGGCCGCCCGACTGCGGGTCGATGAGTCCCGGCTCGTCGGTGTCGCCCTCGGCCCACCGAATGACACCGGGGCCGAGCGAGTACCGCAGCAGGTATTCCTTTTCTGCGGGGTCGCTCGGCCACGGCAAGGTGACCCATGCGTCCGTTCCGAACCATGGGTCGACGCGGTACCCCGCGAGCATTTCGTCGGGGCGGGTGAGCAGGTCGGTCATTCCGGAAACGCAGCGGCTAGCGCTTCTCTTAGCTCACGTGCAGATCGACGCGTAAGCGGAATGGACAGCCGGGGCACAGCCATCCTCGCAGTCCAGCAATTAACCATGACGACATGAGGATCAGCGGTATCGGATACCTCAATTCGACCGACATCGCCTAGATGAATGACACGCTTCATCGCCCCGCCTTTCGGTGGTGGCGCTCAAGGGCTCGGCGCTCGGCGCGGCTGAGCGTGACCCACTTCGCGGGGTCGGTGACCCACGCCGGCACAGCCGGGAGCTGCCGGCCGGCACGCTTCGGCTCGGGAGCGGGCTCGTAGGGCTGGTCGCCGCCGAAGCGCATCACAGGTCCCGGAAGTCGTCGAGGCGCGAGACGTTCGCCGGCAAGTCGTCGCGCTCGGGCGGCGGGTCGACGTACTTGATCCGGAGGTCTCGCCGGGCGTCGAGATAGACGCCCATGAGCTTCTCTCGCTGGCGCAGCTCGGCGCCGCTGGCGCCCTTCCAGCCCTCGGCGAAGCGGGCGTGCACCTCGGCGGTGTCGGCCGCGAAAGACCAGTCGCCCGGCGTCCAGCGCACACAGTGCGGCATGGTCCGGATGACGTCCCACCACCACTTGGTGGCCTGCGGCCAGTCGGCGCCCGGGATCACGCCGGCATTGGTCCACGTTACGGGGTCGTTGTTACTCGGCCGCGGCGGCAGCTCGGGGCCGCCCTGGAACGGCACGTTCGGGATCTCGTCGAACTCGTGCACCGGGTTGCGGTGCACGACCTGCGACCGGTCTTCCTTCGGCTTGGCGCCTACTGCTGCCATGGCTCAGCCCTCGCCCAACTCGGCGACGTAAACCGCAGAGGCGTTCTCGGGCAGGATTCCGTCAGTTCGGCGAACGATACGGACGGCCTGGCCATCGATGATGATCTGAGTCTCGCCGGCATGCCCCGTAAAATCGACGCCGGTATTTTTCTCGGCCGCAGTCAGCGTGTCGAGCGCGGCGGCCAACCGGCGCAAGCCGTCGGAGTTAATCCTGATCATGGCGCTTCCTCTCTCCCAAGGGCATCCTAGCAGGTAGCTAGTAGCTCTTAGTCACCATCACTCTCCGTAACATAGTTACTTTAAGTAATGTCCGTTTGGTCTGGCTTGACCACATTCTAATCCGTACTGGCCGGCAGACGCTAACCCCTGCCGCGCAGCAAACCCCCTGGGAGGGGGTACCCCCCACCCCGACCGTCACCGTTCGTGATCGTGCTTACTGTCAGTGAAGGGTGAGCCAGTGGCGCTCTGTTACGTTGCGGACGGTTAGCATGCATCGCTGCCGCCCCCTGCTTGCCAGTGCGTGACGCGTGGCACGCCTTGCATACGCCCCGCAGGTTCGCATCGCTGTGATCGTCTGGCCCACCATCACCATGGTCAACCTCAACCGATGGTGCGCCCCAGCAGTGTGTGCGCAACACGCATCGTGGATCACGCTTGAGGATGCGTGGACGTATGGCCCTATCCCAGTCAGGGGGTAGGGGTACCGTGCGCCACTCCCGGGTACCACGTGCGCGGGGGGTGTCATTGCTGCCCATGCCTACCAGCGTATGCACAGAAGCATGCCCTCACCTAGGGGGGTAGCGGTGAGGGCATGCATGTGGGGTAGGACATGGACCCTACCCCACATGGCTACCCCTGCTCGATGGGCATGGGCGTGGCGAACGTGTGCGGCCGGTTGATCGAACCAACATCGCCATCATTCATCCCCGCGCCCGGGCACACGCGCTGCCCGCTGACAGTGTGGTACCACTGAGGGGAGGGGTGATCCTCGCTCATCCTGGCGAACCGGATTCGGTTACCGCAGTACTGACAGGCCGAGATCTCGCCCAGCAGGTACGCGTGTGCCTCGTCGGCCTGCCGCTTGGCGAACGTCTTGAGGGTCTCCGTGGGGCCCTCGTACACGTTCAGCCGCAGACGCTCAGCAACCTCCGTCAGGTCGTCGCCGAAGGCCACGGTAGCGGCGTCCGTGTGGCCGGCGGCGTCCATGCGCCAGCTCTCCGGCGGCGTCCATGCGGCCTGCGCACGTTCCTCCGACGCCCGGATAGCGGCACCGAGCTCGGGATCGGGACTAAGAATGGCACCGTTCTCGGCCGCCATACGGACAAGGAGATCCGCTGTCGCCTGCTGCTCGGCCGCCTCTTCTGCCGCCCACGGCGCGCCGGCCTGCTGATACGAGCGCTCCGCCTCGGCGTCTTCGCCAACGTGGCACGTCCGAAGGCCCGAGACGACGCCGCCCGTAGCAAGCGGCTCATCGGCAACGATCCCGGGCGCATCGAGCGGGTGCGTCTCCGTGGCGCGGTTCCAGAGTGGCACGCTTACCGGAGCCTCTGCCGGCCTTTCGGCATGATCCAAATCCTGAGGTATACGACACGGCCGACTGTTACACCATGTGCAGTACTCGCCGCTATTCAATTCGTGGCACTCGATCTTGAAGCACGGTGCGGCGTCGTCCTCATGCCAATGCCCGACAGCAAGGTGCGGGCCGCCGTGCTTCCTGCCCTGAAGCGAGCAACCACACTCGGAGTCAGCCTCATGCGCCTCGTATCGAGTCGCCGGCACGAGGTCGCCGATACGCACGTAATCCTGAGGGCGCGAGCTGCTCACGTGCAGCGGCAGTAAGCCAGCGGTAATCAGGTTCGCGCGCTCGGTCTCGGTGAGCCGCGACCGCGGCGTGCCGACCCGTAGCTCGCGGGCGAGCTTGAGCAGCAGCTCGGCCCTGGCGAGATCGTGCGGGCCGCTCGTGAGGCCGCGGGCAATCACTATGGCCTCGCGCATGAGCTCGGCGGGCGTCGGTAGGTTTGTCATCGGATCAGCCCTTCTAGATCGGTGTGCGTGAGCTTGGTCGCCGGGCGCTCGACGTCAATGCGCCACGCGTACGCGACATCGACGGCCCATCCCGACCTGGGGTTTTTGTTGCCGGCCTTGCGCGTCCACGTGGCGACGGCACGCAGCGGGCCCTTGCGCAGGCGCACCGCGCAGCCCTCTGAGCGGTCACCTGCGAGCCAGTACCACGCCTCGACGTCCCAGGCCAGGGCGGTCGCCTTCCGGCCGAGGCCGACCGCTTGGCGACCCTGGTAGCCGGCAATCTCGTGCGGCCCGCAGGGCGGCCGTGCGGGCACGATAGGCGGCCGTACGGCGTCGGGCATCGCCGCGAGCTCTTCGAGGTGCCGCTTTTCGTCCCGGGCCGCCCGGTCGGCCGCGATCACGTCCCGCCAGTTCCCGGGGCCCGGGGGCGGCGGATCGCGGAAGGTGCCATGGCGTAGCTGCGTGCCCTTGCCCGGACACCGATGTGTGATCTTGCCGTTCTCAGCGAACGCGAGCAGGGGGGCGGGTGGCTCGGCTACGGACAGATGCGCGTCCACGGTCTCGCCGCAGGCGCACACCGGGCACCGCACGTCCTTGCCCCGACGCACGTGCACGTCAAGGAAGTAGCCGCACCCGCCGCACCTCACTCGCTCTTCGCCCACGTGACGAAGAGCACGAACATGACCATGAGGAAGAGGCCGGAAACGTCGCTGAACGCTGCCCACTCCTGCGCGAGGCTGGCCGTGAACCACGTACCGAGCATGGCCGCGCCGATGACGAGCGACGGCACGGGACGGCGGTCGCTGCGACGCGGAGCAGGGATGTGGGCGAACGGGTTGCGACCGGCCGCGCTCTCGCTACGGATGTGGGCGACCGTGGCGTCATAGTCGTCGCCCATGAGCTCGCTGACGGGCACAGTAGCGTCGGGGTCGTCGCGGGTCATTTCTTGATCCATTCGCCGCAGCGCTGCGAGGTGAACCACTGGCCGGACTTGAGGGTCACCTGCGGACGGCCGCCCTGAACGATGTCGTTGGCGATGATGTTGCCGCCCTCGGCGTCGGTCGACTTCATCCAATAGCAGTCACCATCGACACTTACCGGCACCCTGTACGTGCCAGCGGGCACGTCCTCGCCGACGTGCACGAGCGTGTCGGCCTCGATCTTCACCACGGGCTTGGTCGGCTTGACCTTCGGCGCGCTCGGGATCGTGGCGGCCGAGGTGCTGGCCAGCGGTGCCGAGCTGCCGAAGGTGGGCTCGTCGGTCGTGACGACCGTGCCCTTGTCGGCGGGCTTGCCACCCGTGGCCGCGGCGATGATGACGCCCGAGCAACACACGGCGAGCAGGCAGAGCACGACGATGCCGAACACGGCGCCACCGCTCAATTTCCTCTTGGGGGTCACTTCGATCTCCTAAGTCATGCGTGCGTTTGTCATGTAAAGCTAGCAGGTACCTAGCAGGTTATGCAACCCACTTGGGGATGACGTACAGAAACAGGACGACGCCGATAAACCACGCCAGCACCATGCCAGCCGAGGTCAGCATGTCGCCGTATCGAATACGCATGCGGCGCCAGCGGTCGCCGGCCAGCGGCAGCGTACGGCCGGCGCCGGGTGTGTGCGGACAGCGCGCGGCCACCTCATACGTGTTCCAGAGCGCACCACAGGAGCAGAGCACGCCCTCGTCGAACGGCAGCACCACGAGCGTCATCGTCGCCCCCTGTCGAGCATCGCGGCGGCGCGCTCGGTCACGCGGTCGTTCCACACGTCTCCCCGCGTCCGGCCGCCCCGGATCTTTTCCTTGCGCCACGGCGCGTCCCGCTCGGCCATCCACAACGGCCGCTCGGCAACGTATTCGTCGCCGGCCGCCATGGCGTAGCCGATCTCCATATCCTCCCGGATGAGCCCGCTGTGCGGTGCCGGTTGATTGGGGTGTGCCACCGACCACCGCAGGTCGAAGCGGTCGTTACCGCGGTAGGCCAGATAGACGAACCCGGTGCTGCCGGCCGGCACGAACCACGTCCCGCCGGGCGTGCGCAACCACGACGTGTGCGACTGCTCAAAGAGGTCGATCAGCTCGTGCGCGAGCTCGCCGTCGGCGTACTCGATCGGCTCGGGCTCGTCGCTGCGGTCGTCGGTGACGACCTCCGCCGGCAGGGGGTCGACGAGGTCTTCCTCGTACATCAAGAGGTCGTCCTCGATGTCCTCTGGGCGATCGGCGCCGTTGAGGCTCGCGAGGGTGGCGAGCTTGTGCTTGCCCGTGACCCCCGTGACGTCGAGGATCCAGCAGAAGCGCTTACCCGGGTGCAGCCGCAGGCCGCGACCAACCATCTGCTGATAAAGGCTCGTGCTCGACGTCGGTCGCCCGAGGATGACGCACCCGATGCTCGGCAGATCGGTGCCCTCGGTGAAGAGGCCGACGTTGCACAGGACGAGGATCTCGCCGCGCCGGAACGCCTCAAGGGCGGCGGCACGCTCGGCGGCCGGTGTGGTGCCGTCGAGGTGTACCGCGCGGTAGCCGGCGTCGTTGAACGCCTGCGCCTGCTCGATGCTGATCGCCACGGTGGGCAGGAACGCGACCGTCGGCACGTCCTTCGCGTGTTCCTGCCACGCCTCGACGATCTTCCGGGGCGCCATGGCGGCCGACATGGCTGCCCCGAGCGCGCCCGAATTGAAGTCGCCGGCTACCCGCTTCACGCGCCCGAGGTCGAGCCCTTGGATCTTCACGCGCACGCCGCGGGGCGGCACGAGGAAGGGCCCTTCCGGGTGCCGGATGAGATCGATCAGGCCGATCGTCGGGTCGACGATGCTCTCGAAGATCTGCCCGAGCGCCGCGCCGTCCGAACGGTCGAAGGTAGCCGTGAGGCCGAGCACGCGCGGTCCGTCGGCCTCGAACGCGCGCAGCTCGGTCAGCACCTTGACGTAAGTGGCGGCAGTCGCGTGGTGAGTCTCGTCGATGACGATCAGGCCCCACTGACGCGTGCGCAGCAGCGCGAGCGTGGTGTCGGTGCTGGCCGTCTGAATGCTGCCGATGACGAGCTCGGCGCGGTACTGCTTGTTCCGCCCTTGCAGGCGCCCGATGCGCCGGCCCGGCGCGACTTGCCGCGCCTTGTCGATGGCCTGATCGATCAGCTCGGTACGGTGCGCCAGCCAGAGCACGGGTAGCCCTGCCTCGAAGCACAGATTGCACACGCTCATGCCGGTCGGGGTCTTGCCGCCGCCGGTCGCCATCACGGCGGCCGTACGGCGGTATCCCTTCCCCCACTCGACGATGATGCCGTTGACGAGCTCTCGTTGATAGCTGCGCAGCTTCACGGCTTGATCAACCCACGACGGATCGCTTCGGCGCGGCCGGCGACCGTAACGATCACTTCCGACTGTCCGCCCTCGATCGACTCCGTCTTGACCAGTCCACGACCGCGCAGCGCGGCAGCCGTGCGCCCCCAACGGCCAAACGTGCCCACGTACATCTGCGGGTTGACGCACACGTCGATCAGCAGCTCGATCATGTTCGGTGTGAGCCTCACGACGCACGCACCAAGCACCGGGCGCGATCGCTCAGCGGCGGCCGGCGCCGGATGAGGCGCGCCGTGTTCCGGTAGCGCCACTCGGCCTCGTGGTCACCGTTACGGCACGCACCGTACGCCGCCGCCATCCACGTCTCGGCGGCGCTCATCGGTCGAACCTCGGCACCGGGTGGCCCGCCGAACCGCAGTGCGTCAGCACCACGCGCAGCAGACTGCCGAGATCGCCCTCGGGCCACGGCAGGACTGCACCGCACGGGCAGTACGCCTCGTCGCTCGCGATTTCGTATTCACTCTGGCCGGTCGTGAAGTTGTCATAGCTGAGCGGCCACTCGTGGAAGTCGTGCGGGACGTTGACCACCTTCACGCCGCGGCCAACCGTGCGGTACACGGTCTCGATCGGCCGGCGCCAGTAGAACAGGCTCATGACAGCGCCCCCGCCGTGAGGATCGCCGAGCCAATCAGCGCGCAAGCGGTAGCGGCGTACAGCTTGGCGCCGAGCAGCACGGCCGCGAGGTGGCGGTCGCCGTCGGCGGCCTGCGACCACGCCAGCCGGTAGGTCATGCTGGCGCCGATAGCGAGCAGGGCGAAGATCACAGCGCCCACGATGAGCGCTTGCACGACCGGGGCGTAATACGGGCTCATGACGGGAGCGTGTCCTTTCGGGGCACCTGCTGCGGGTGGCGGTCGTGGTGGTCGGCCTCGGGGGTGGCGCAGCGCATGCCCGGCCAGCCGTCGCCCTCGATGAGGTAGACGAAGTTGCACGTGTCGGCGAGTTGATTACCGCCCTGATAAACGTGGTCGGTGACCGGGCGGGCGCTCATCTCCACGGCGATCGCGGCCTCTCCTGCAATTCGAGCGGGTAGCCGCCCGGGCGGTCCGATGAGCGGGCGATACAGCTCGGGCATGCCGGCGTGCCGTTGAACGTCAGCCGGCCGGTCGCCCTCTTCTTGGCGGCGGCCGGGGTCTCGGTACGGGTACAGATCGGGCACCACGGCGCCGGGCGCGGTGCGGCGTCCGGGCCCTGCCCCGAGAGGGCGGCGTGCAGCTCGGGCCAGAAGTGGCGTAGCCCTTCCTGCTTGCCAGCGCCCGCCTCGCTGAAAATTGACTCCGCACTCATCGCCGTAGCGCCTTCCCCTTGTAGCCATAGTGCCGAAGTGCGCAGTTCACGCACACGTTGCGGACGGTCTTGCGGGGCCAGCCGGCGTAGATGATGAACGTTGCCGGCCACGGGCAGTGCCCGCACCTCACGACGGTCGCCACGACGCCTCCGCATCCTTGAGCAGCTTGGCGAGGCTGACCACGAGGTCGCGGTCGTGGTAGAACGGGCCCTCACGACGGATGTCCAGCCCTGCCACCTCACGGAGGTAGACCTCGGCAGCCTCGACCTCGGAATGCCATGCCTGCTGCTCGGGGGTTCGGAAGTAGTTGCCGTATCCGTGGCTCGACTCATCCCGCTGCGTGTCGAGGCGGAAGCGGCGGGCACCGTGCGTCCACCCCCGCTCAATGCCGCTCGGGGTGTTCGCTGTCAGCCAGGCGCGGCCGATCTTCGTCACGACCATCTCCGAACGCGTCATGCGCTTGGAGTGGTTGCCGTAGAACACGATGATGGGGTCGCCGACCTTCGGCGTTCCGAGCTCAGGACGCGGCATCGGTAACCCCCGGGCGGTACGGCTCGGGCGCGCCCATGACGCGGGCGGCGTCATTGACCATGCGCCGGATGTCGTCGGGCTCGAACGTGTCACAGCAGTCGGTGTCGCGGTGGCCCATGGCCTCGTGATTCTCCTGCTGCCCCTCGATCCATCCGTCGAGCACGTCGAGCAGCGCCTTGCCCATGTCGTACGCGGCGCGCCGGATCGCGCGCTTGAGCAACGCCTCGTTCAGGCGGGCGAGGTCGGGGCCGTCGGGGTCGGCCGCTGCGAGGGTCGCGAGGACGTCGGAGAGGTCGGTGGCGCGCTGCTCGCTCGGCGGGGCCAGCAACGCCAGCGGCACGCCGAGGGTGTTGGCGAGGCGCTTGATCGTGTCGACGAGCGCGTTCACGTGCTCGGTCGCGTTGACGGGCTCGAAGGCAACCTCGGGCTCAACGACCGGGGCGGGCTCGGGCTGCCAGTCGATGCGACCGAGTTTCCAGTGCCACGAGGCGCCGACCTTGCGTCGCTCGATCTTGCCGTTCGAGGCGAGGAAGTGCAGCGCGTCACGGGTGACCTGCGCGGACCAAGGCCAGCCGTACGCGTAGAGGCTGTTGAAAATGTCGGTGGTGCTGAGCCACGCCTCGGTGACGGCGCTGAGCACGGCGGCGGCGCGGTGGTCGATGACGGTCATGGTGTCTCTCCCAGTGATGAGCGGTGGTGGCCCGGGGTGGCACGTATCCCCCGGGCCGGGATGATGGTCAGGGACGAACGAGCCTGACCGCGTATTCGAGCAGCGCCTCGTCGTGGTCGGCATCACGAGCCGCGAGGATGTCGGCGGCCGTGACGATCGTGAACTTGTCGAGCCCGTGGCGGTCCCACCACGCCCGCAACTGCGCGACGGCAAGGTGCAGCGTGTGAGCCTGACGGACGAGCGCGAGGTTTTCGTGCGCGTCCGTCTTGAGCTCGGCTTCGGCGAGCAGGGCGGTCACGTCGGACGGCCGGCCATCGATCGGGATGCTCGCGCAGATCGCCAACGCCTCGGCGTGGTCGCGCTCGTCCTGCTCGGCGTGCGCCTCGTCCCATGCGTCAGCGATCTGGATGCGGCGCAGCTCGATGAAGCCGTACTTGCCGTCGGCCCACTCGATCGCTGCGCGCAGGGTGCGCACGTTGCCGACCGCAACGAACATGCGGCAGTGCGTCAGCGTGTCCCAGAGGTGCCAGCGGACGCCAACCGCGTAACCGTTCTCGCGGTGCGCGTCGACGCGCCTGATCTCGATACCTGTCTCGTCGTGGCGGTAGTGCCCGGCCGCGACCTTGGTCCATCCCGGGAACTTCGCCATGTCCGTCTCCCTGCTCGTTGTTTGTCCACGTAGCTTAGCAGGTACCTACTAGGTTTGCATAGCGGGGGCAGGCGAAAAGAAAACGGCCCCGTAGCGGCGGGACCGTTTTCGCAGGTGAGGCGGGGGGTCAGAACGAGTCGTCGCCCTCGTCGCCCTTGGCGATGAGCGTGCCGGCCGGCAGCTCGACGGTCTCGGGCTGCTCGTGGGTCTCGGCCCGCGCCTCGTCGCCGTGCAGGGCGATGCCCTCTTCGGTGGCGCCCGCCTCGGGGCCCTCGTGCTGCTGCTCGTTGGTCATGGTGATACCTCCCGGTTGATGAGCGATTGACGCTACGCCAGCAATACCCGCCGCCAGCTCGCGGGAACCTCGCCGCGTCGGGTGGTGGGGACGTGACGCACCTGGTTGCGGTCGTCGACGAACACGCTCACGTCGCACTTCTGTCGCGGATCGTGGAACGTCCACGGCTCGATGCCCGCCTCGGCGAGCAGCTCGGGCGTGAGCTGCTGCGGCTCGGGTAGCGCCTGCTGCTCGGCGCGACGGCCCGCCGCGAAGGCATCGTGCAGGGCTTGCACGGTAGCGTCGGAAAAGTGGATCTCTAGACGTTGCGGTTGCTCTCCCATGGCCGCACGATAGCAGGCGCCCCGGATTGAAACGTATCAAACGAGGGCAAAAGGAAGGGCCCCCGTAGGGGCCCCGCCTCACGCTCCCGGCGGATTGAGCGTTACCGCCGCTGCGTACTCCGCGTCCTGCTTGAGCCCCTCTTCGAGCTCGTCGAGCCGGTAGCCGCTCACCTCGTCGATGCACTGGCACCGGGTACCGAGCTGGCTGGCGATCTTAGCGAAGTCCTCGACCGTCTCGGGCCGCCCCGCGCCGGCCTCGATGTCGGCCCACGTCTCGAAGCACCGCATCTGATGTCCGGCCTCGGCCGCTGCCTTCGCTTCCCGTTCCTGCTCCGTCATCATCATGTGTTAAGTATAGCAGGAACCTAGTAGGTCTGTATAGGCTGACCTGCTGTTTTCATATGGCGAAGCATGTGGATGGCGTAGCGGTGATGCTTCAGTTTTGAAGTAAACCTCGAGGTTTTCGATCAAACCGGACGCGCCAGCCGACGGCAGCCCACGACCGTGCCGCCCTCGTTGCGCACCTGCTCATACGGGACGAGCAGGTCGCGTCGCTGCGGGATGGCCAGGGCGCACGCCAGGCTGACCACGAACCACGTCGCCGGCAACGCTGGCGGGAGGTTGATGACGTACCCGAACGCCACGTCGAGGATGCCGTCGAGCCCTTTGATGTCGAGCACCTCCGTGCCGTAGACCGCGGGTTCGCCGGGTAGCCGTTGCTCACGGATGCGTGCGACGTTGCCCGACGGCGGCAGCGTCAGAACGGGGGCTTCCGTGGCGGGCGTGACGACGTCCGGTGTGCCGGCCCGGTAGATGTCGATGGCGTGGGGTGTCAGATTGATGATCATGGATTGTCTCCCTTGCTGGCCGAGCGGGGACAGATCGGGGACATGTCCCCGCCGCCTCTCGGTAAAAGTGAAAAGTAACCGGATGACTACTCTCCGCGTTGCCGCCCTGAGCAGGCGATATATAAGGAAGGAAGGAAAATTTTCAACTCACGTATAGGCAGCCAGAGGGGCACCCCCGGGGACATGTCCCCGTTGTGTCCCCGCGTCCCCGTGTCCCCGTTCCGTCCTCATGTCCCCGCCTCACACGGGGCGCGATGAGCCCGGACCGAACGCGCGACCACCCTCGGCGACCACGAGCCAGCCGTGCCGCATCGCCGCGTCGACCGCCTGCTCGGTCAGATGCTTGTCGCGGCCCGCCAGCGTCTTCCTGAGACCGCCGAGCGTCATCGGGCCCTCGTCGTGCACCCGCTGTGCCAGCCGGATGCTGACGCGCGTCTCAGCGGTCAGGTCGAGGCTCTCGGAGACCGAGGCGCGGGCGTGGGCACGGTAGTGCTCAGCCTCGGCCTCGGCCGCCAGCGCGGCGGCCCGAGCTTTTCCCGCTGCCGCCCGGGCGAGCGCCTGTAGGTACTCGCGTACGCGGTCGCTCGTGTCCAGCACGATCTGCGCGAGGTGCCAGTCGTCGAGCCCCACGTGCCGGCGGCCTTCGAGCAGCGCGAGCAGCGCGGCGACCTTCACCTTGAGCACCGGGTGCTGCGACCGGAACTCGTCGAGCTCGCCCGTGGCGGTGGTCAGCCAGTGGCCGGCCGGCAGGGCACCGATGTTCTTGGCGTGCTCGATGTCGTAGAGCTCGTCGAGGATCGCCGCCGCGAACGTGACCGGTGTGAGGTCGGGCAGTGGCGGGGCGTTGACGAGCGTGCCGGGCGTCGGCATGTCCGTGGGGACGTCGGCCGGGAACGGGCTGAGCATTTCCCCGGGCCACGGCACCCGCGCCGAGCGGCCCGGGATGCCGGCGTCGACCGCCCAGGCGTACAGGAAGCGCTGAGGCGTGCCGGCCTCGGCGTCGGCGAGCAGGGGCAGCACGGTCGTGGGCTGGTAGCCGATCATCAGGCCGCAGGCGTACGAGCGGCTCGGCACGGTCCGGGTTGTCTCGACCCTGCCGTTCTTCTGCCCGATCGCCTCTCCCGACCATGCCGAGCGCAACGTCTCTCCGACCGTGCTGCCCGCGCGCTCGATGAGCTTGTTGAGCGTCGCGCCCTCGTCGGAATGGAAGAGGGCATTGTGCCGCACCTGCTTGCGGACCTTCGCCATCTTGGCGGATCCGTCCTTGGCCATGTCGCCCGTGGCTTCCATGGCCTCGCCCATGTACGCCTCGGCCATGCCCTCGCCCGAGCCGAGCGGGAACTCTTCGAGGTGCCTGCTGATCTTGATGAGATCGCGGCTCACGGACAGGCCGGACGACTTGCCGCCGCCGGACGGGCCCACGATCGCCGCGAAGAGGTTGAGGCTTGCCGGCGTGCCGATGCCGGTATCCGCGCGCAGGGTGTGCGGCGCCATGGCGCTCAGCCGGCAGAGGGTGCCGTAGAACACGACGTCGGCCGAGCGCACCCGGGAGTGCGCTGCCTGCCGGATCCGCCCGAGGCTGCCCCGGGCCTGCCAGAATTCCTCAGGGAGCGTCAGCGAGCCGCTCGGGGGCGGCGGGAGGGGTTCACCCGTGGCGACCGGTTGCGCCGCCGCCACGGGCACGTCAAAACCCTCGGGAACCGCCAGCACGGTTGCGGGATCGTGATCACAGGACTGCCGCGGCGCACGGTTGTCGGTGGCCGCGAGCCGGACCGCGCCGACGAGCAGGCGTTGCCACTCCCCGCCGCGTGCCCGGTCGGCGCCGACGGCCGCCTCGAATGCCTCGGCGAGCGTCGCCACGGCGGCCGGCACACCGCGGTGCCCGTCGCCGCCGAGGCGGACGATCGCGGCAAGGGCGTCACGCGCCGTCTCGTGCCGCGCGCCGTCGTCGGTTCGGAGGCTGTGCACAGCCTTTGTGCACACCGTGTGGATAACCGGGCACGGGTCACCCTGGCGGAGCGCCGACCACCACCCTTGCAGGTCGCTGCCGGCGAGATCGGCCTTCTCGGTCCGGTCGTAGTCGAGCATCAACCCGCGTACCCACGCCTCGGGCAGCCACGGCAGCTCGCCGGGCTCGGGGCAGTTGCCGATAGACGTGCCGTCCGGCCGCCGCCACATATACAGCGCGCCGCCGGCATCCGGGTTGGTGCTCGGCCAGACGACCGCGTAGCGGTGGCCCGGCTGAATAATCTCGATGTCCTTCGCCGCCTCGCCCGGCCAGTTGACCTCCCGGCCGTCGAGGTGGGTCGGCACCCGGTACCAGCGAATGCCGCTCGGCGCCGGCCGAGCACTGCTGACCCACGTGGGCGGCAGCGGCCCGAGGCGCGCTTCGAGCTCGGCGAGCGCCACGTCGCCGCGCTTAACGATCGTCTTGCCGTTCTCGGTCTTCGTGTACGCGTCCACGTCGAGGCCGATCGTCCCCAGGTTGGCTCGCACGCCGATGTTCAGCGCGGCCGTACGCGGGTCCTCGGTCCACGCGTACTCGTCGGCGCCGCTCGGGTACGGCTTGCCGTGACCCGTGAACTGCGTCGGTGGCGGGGACTTCATGCCCGGGGCGCGCCCGAGGGGCATCGCGCCGAGCCAGCCGGCAGACCGGTATAGGGCAGCAGCTCGCCCGTACGGTCCCGGCTCTGTACCATCTGTCATTGTGGCCTGTCTCTCCCATGAGTAGTCCGCATGTCTTCGGCACGGAGACGCAAACGGCGCGGTCAGCCCTTCCGGGGGCGCCGCGCCGTTCGTCTGTCCGGGGTGTCGACCCTACGCCAGCGAGCCCGCGACGTCGGCAACCCGGACGGCCGTCCCGCTGCGCCGCGCCGCCCGCTCGTCGTCACGCTCTTTGAGCTCACGCCGGCCACGGACGACGGCCGCCGCGTACCGGTCAGGGTCGCGCTTGTAGAGGCGCGCGATGGCGTCGTCGAGCAGGGCCCGCACTTCCTCCGCCTCGCGAGGGTTGGCGTACCCGCCGGCCTCGGCAGCGAGCAACGCGAGGCCGGTCGTCAGCTCGCGGGTCTGCCGGTCGACGAGAGCTGTGATCTGTTCTGAGAGACGTCGCGCGGCCGTGCTCGTCGGCGGCGTGACGGTCGCGTCACTGTTCATGGTCACAAAGCTAGCAGAAAACCTAGTGACATCGTAAGGGGTGAGCGGCTTGACACCTGCTAGGTACCTGCTAGGGTTGTGGCACAACAGAGGAAGGACGACAAGCCTTGATAACTCCGATCGTGAGCCGGATCACCCGGCTCAAGCCGAACGGCTCGACGGTAGTCACGGTCTCCCCGCCGCGGCCGTGCGGGCTGAGCGGGTGCATCGCCGAGCTGCTCGTCGAGATCAAGAGCCAGGGCGCGATCCGGGCCCACCTCGACGCCGAGCAGGTGACGCAGCTCGTGCACGGGCTCGGCGGGACGGTCCCGGAGTACGACCTGGTCAAGCTCCGTGGCGCGTTCGACCTGGTCGCGCAGTCCCGTAACCGCAACCGCGCCGAGGCGAAGCGGTGGCGCGAGCGCGCCCTCGCCCTCGGCTATCAGGGCCCGGAAGGGGACGAGTCATGATCCGCATCTACCTCGCCGTTGGTCTGCTCGCGCTGCGCCTACGGTTCGATCGCGTGCGTGCGGCGTACGCCTACCGGGGTGCGCACTGGGCGGTGGCGTGATGCCCGAAGGTCACAAGACGCGTCAGTACTGCCCGTTTCCGCCGTGCCGCGAGAAGTGGTGGCGGTCGCCCGGCGAGCCCTTCACGACGCCCGTGCACCGGGTGCTCGTGCTGGTCATGGGCGACCCGATCGACGAGGAATGCCCCGGCTCGCGGATCCGGATGGCGGGCAACGGCAACATCTCGCCGCAGGACGCCGCGTACCTGCTACGGGCGCAGCGCTCGTGGGAGCAGGAGGAAGAGGATCAGGCGCGCCGCAACGCGGTGATGCCGACCGACCCGGCGACGGGCTTCCTCGGCTTCCCGCTCGGCAAGCGCCCGCACGGTGTCGACGCCAAGGCGTTCCCGGCGCGGCGTGGCGACCCGGGCGCACCCGACGAGGACTGGAAACCGAAAACGACCGTTCTGCCACCGAC